GGTGAGAAGGGAATCGAACGTATGGCAGCGGCACGAGGAATCACTTTCGCTCAAGCCCGTGATCAAGCTCGCTCCTCTGGTCTGACCATCGGCGCAGCGGCAGCAAGACGTTAATAAGAACATATTGACAGAGATACAGCCATCATTAGATTTGAGTTTCACTTATAAATAACGATGGCTGATTCTCTTTCTTTGTTTATTGGTCCTGAAGGCACTGAAGGTGTCTTAGGTTTGAAAGCACTTGAGCGTGCTCGTGAATCTGGTTTGTCAGATGACGAGATCCGTGAAAAAATCGAGGCTGAAGGTCTTAAGCTTGGCGAGAAAGCGAAGGCAGCACTGAGTGCAGACTAATTATTGTTTGTCGTTGAGCAAGGGACAGAAGAAACTGTCTCTTGCTCTGACAGCAAATGACGTGAGCCACGCGCAGGCGCAAGCTTCAGATATAAGCAGAGCATTCGCAGCTGATACATTCAGCCTCACTTACAAAGAGATTCAAGAAAACAGGTTGAGTCGGTTGTTCAACCGGCTCGCAGGGAATGATTTCTCACACAAGGAGTGTGACCTCTGGGAGGGATCGTTCGTTAACGAACACCCTGTCATATATGCATTGGGTAAACGATACTACGTAAGACCCTTAATCTTGGACTACCTTGAGATCCATAAGGATGGTGCAGTAAAACCGAGTTGTGGTAACAAGGAATGCATTAATCCTTTACACAACACATACAAAAACATGAAAGCGTCAAAGTTAAGTGGCGCGGACGTTACTTTGGCGCTAGCCTTCCATCGCGATGGCGTTCCCGTAAAGGAGATTGCCAGAGCACTCAAAGTAAACCGCTCAACGATCTACCGAACTCTAAAACGTGAACATCTTCACCCTCGGTCTTCGTGTCACCGACACGGCTGACACCGATGAAAACAAAATCACACACGTCTTAGCTGAGTCTCTTCCTTCAACTGACAAGCGTGTTGCCACGAAGGTCCAGCTTTCGATGGCCTCCGACCACTACGTCGGCAAGCTCCTCACTTCTTTAACCGAAAACCAGACCATCCTCGCGATTGGTCCTACTAAAGCAACCCCAGACGGTGTGCTTCAGATGCAGCCAATGCTTGTGGTTACACAAGATAACTGGGATGATCTTCTGGCTGTCAATCTTTATATTTCCACGGGTGGTCTAGGACCAAAAGCCGAGGAAAATCAGGTGGGTGATAACACAGTCACCAACCGTTCGCTTGCTTGGCAAGACGAGAAGGGAGAAACTAATTGGTTCAAGCTGACAGCTTGGGACAAGCTCTCTACTCAACTCGCTGAGTTGGCTCCAGGTACTCCTACCATCGCAATCGGTCGTGTTAACACGTCTGAAAAAGATGATAAGAAGTACTTGAATTACGGGGTAGATAAAGTCCTTTACCTCCCTCGTACTAAAAAAGCTGCACCTAAAACAGCTGCTGACCCTGAAAAAGGGAAGGTCGCTACCGCAGCTCTTGGCTCTATTGATTTCTCTCTCTGAACTGACTCATGGTTTTTATTGCTGGTAAATTTTCTGCGGATGAGATCCTCTGCAACCTCCCGCCCCACACACTTCGAATCGATCTGCAAAGTCGCGTTTGGAAATCCGATACTGACTCTGAAGCTGCGATCACGGATAGTAACGACAACGGGATACCAATTGAATTCATCCTTCTTGGTTTCACGCCATACTTCGGTAATCTCGGGATGCGATCACATCAGGAATTCATTCGGATTTCTTACATCGGTGTCACTCCTTCTCATCGTTTACTTCCTCCTCGCTGTGTATGCACAAGCATCATCAGCGGTAAGTCAAGTCAAAAGAACTTTATTACGTATTTTCAGACGCTCTACAACAACCGAATCAATGTCGGTGAGGTTGTAACTTCCACGAAGTTTGTTCAGAAGTCTTTCAACGAGCGTAACCCTGTCACTGGCGAAGACGGGGCGAAGATTAATTACAACGTCTTAGAGTTTAAAGACCGGCCAGCTCAAACTGATGAGGAGACTCAACTCATCGAGGATGTTGGTGCGTGGCTTGAAGGTTCAGGAGATCTGGTGGCATCTGCACTTCGCAGTTCTATCCCCGGTTCTAATCTGGTCGAGCTACCTCTTGGAGAAGACCACGCTGCAATCAAAGAAGCTTTTGTCGAGCAGCATCCACTTCTTGAAGGTGGTGCTCCCCAAGGTTTAGCTTCTCTTCCTGCCGGAGCAGGGACTCCTGGAAAATCTCCAGAAGCATCTGCACCGCCTGAAGCAAAGGCAGCAAAATCTAAGGAGCTTACGGAAGAACAGAAAGCTGCTTTAAAGGCAGCTGGTTTGGAAGTATAATTTTTAAGAACACAGGACTCCAAGGAGTGCGCAATGCACTCCTTTTTTATTGCCTGTATCGGATCAAATCTCCAAAGGAAGGTAAATCCACGTCGTTATCTACGCAGTATTTGACGATGCTTTCAAGGATCTTCCCTCGAATCAAGTAGTTGGCGTGCGTCAGCTCGATCGTCAGATCCCTATCAGCCTCACTCATTTGCTTAAGACCGGTTACGAAACGTCTGTGAGCAAACTCCTCCTCTAAACTCATGTGGGAGCGAAGTTTATCCAGGAGAACATCCGCTTTGTCCACGTTCTACAAGGTCCCCAAGTACATATTTAATCCTATTGCGGAATCCGGGATTATTTCGGGATCAGTCTTACTTCCTTACGACGAGAATTTCGAACTCACTACTCAGGTGAGAGAAGCAGGTATCGTCGATGTAACCGCAAACACTGTTGCAGACAACGTATCAGACCTTGAGTGGTGGTCTCAGCAGAAAGATAAGTATGATTGGGTGATAGCTATAACGCAGGGTACTAAAGAACTTACTACGTGGATTACTGAGTGTGGTATTCAGAGCGCCGTGAAAGGTATCTGTATCCTCGATCGCCTCACCTTCCTTGAGCCCACGAGGTCTCGTCAAAACTTTCTTGAAGAAGCGTCACTCGAAAATATTAAAATTCTCAGCCCTCGTCCTTCATTCCGTGACGATAGAAAGTCTCTAAAGGACTCTGTAACTTCTGCGTGGTTTGTGTTTAAGAGGCAAGGTTCTGCACTTATAAAGACAAATGTCGATTTCGAAGTAGGCTGGCACAGACCAAAAAATTTAAAATTGTGAGTAAGCATTTAACAGAAACACTAAATAGCATCGCGAAGCTTCTCGAAGAGCAGAACAGTAAGCTCGATAAAATCACTGCACTCGTTGCAGGTAATCAGTTGCTTACTGAGTGCATCGACCCTCACGGAAACGTAAGAACTGCTGAGCAGTGTGCAGACATCACAGTAGAGGCATTCTCCTCAGCACTGTGCCTGATGCCAGAGCTTGAGCAAAGAAACAAAGAATATCAATATCAGAAGCAAGAGTTTTTTATTGACGACGATAACGACGATGAGGGAAGCGATATCTCAAGTAAGTTCTAAAATACGATAAGGGACATAAATACAGTGTCAGATACACGAGTAGTAATCAACGGAAAAAGGCACTACATCTGCAACGGTGTGGCAAAGCCTCTTCCTTCAGTAACGACAATATTGAGTTCAACCGCGTCAGAAAACACGCGGAAAAAACTTGAACACTGGAACAAGATGAATCCAGGTGCAGCAGATAAAGCTGCGGAGAGAGGTACGTGGATTCACAACAGCGTTGAAGACTATCTGAGAGGTTTAAGAGTAATCCCGCCCGAACACTACAGTCCGTTCTGGGACGGCGTTCCAGAGTTACTCGATGATCTCCTTGACGGTGGTCGGGTGTTGTGGTCAGAGAAACCATTCAATCAACCTAAGTGGTCAAAATACGTAGGTGACGACGGAGTAGGAAGAATCCATTACTACGATGAGTCAACTGGATACGGATACGCAGGCTGTTGTGACCTTATTTATATGAACCAAAACGCTGAGATTATTCTTGCTGACTTTAAAACGAGCAATGGTCCCTATTCAGCGAGGTTCCCAAATAAAAAATCAGGAGTCGACGAGAAGACTAAAAAAGCTCTAATTTCTGGAGTCTTCAAAACTAAAAAGACAAGGCTTCAACTTGCTGCTTACAAAGCTGCTGCCGAAGCGTGCCTTGGGATCAAGATCGACAAAACTCAGATCATCGTCACCACAGCCATCAAGGAATTCAACACTCAGATTTTCACGTTCGGTCCAGACGACGTCGAGAAAGATGAAACCTCGTGGTTCGAGGTCGTTCGCCAGTACTACGAAAACCAGAATTAAGGAGGAACCCCGCGTAGAATCAATCAACAAGGCAGCGCGGAAGAGGGGTCTTAAGCTTCTCTTGAGCTTAGTTCGCCCAAAATCAGGCATACTACATACGCACCAAGTCATCTCATGAAGTTTATCTGCTCTGTCAACACGGGAGTCGTTCCCCATCTCCACCCAGAGCAGGGCAAAATCGCAAAGGGAGGGAACTTCGCAGCGTTTAACTCAGGATGGGAATCAAAAAATCTTACGACTGAAGAACTTGTTGAAGTTCTCTCCACTCAAGCTGGGCTTTGCGCGTGGCATTTGGTCGACGGACAGAGAAAAGCTAAAGGAACTGGAGTCATCCAGGCAGGTTTAGTAATTGTTGATATCGATAATCAAGCTGACGGTAAAGATAAAGAAGGCAACAAAATACAGAAGCAAGAGCTTACTCCTGAAGAAGCACTCGAACTTGACATCTGTAAAAAATATCTGACCCTTGGTTATCACTCTCCGTCTGATTCTCCTGGGTGGCCGAGATTCAGGCTCGTGTTTGGCTTAGGAAAACAAATAATTGATCCTCAGTTTTACCAGTGGTTCAATAAACAAATACTTAAACAGATTCCTGGTTCTGATATCCGGGCCACAACGGTTCCAAATCTCTTTTACGGACCAAAAAATCGTCAGTGTATCTTTGCCTCTCCAGGAAAATACATTCCTGAAGATGTGATCAACGAGGGTTTCAGATCGTATTCATCTTTACCAGCACTTGATTTAGGTGAAGCTGGTGACCCTGAACAGGCCATCAATGACGTCACCGTCAGAGCAAACGGTATCGATATTGAGAAACTTGTATCTTCTTCTGTAAAGTCAGTTCTTGCTGGAGAGCCGGTAGAGGATCGTAGCTCGACCATGGCTGCGGTCTTCAAAGAACTGATCGGCTGGAGCAACTGGCTCCGTGAGCAGCACATAGCTTCATGCGTGTCACCATTGACAATTGCACAGGATGCGTTCCATAATATCTATGAGTACCCCCACGACTGCGATGGAAAGTTCTCGCGGATTTTAAATTCGATCCGCAACTCTGATGAGTTACTTCCCGCTGTAGCACTGGCTTCTGAGCATGGTGACCTCAGCATTTGGAGAAAAATCAGACGGGTCAGCAAGTCTGTATTCGATACTCACGCTTCGGAAGAGGTAAAGGATCGTCTAGCCGCTCTCAAAAAAGAAGCTGCTGTCAACGCTGTCATGAACATGGCGGAGTTCAGTCTTAACGACCCCAAGACTGAAGCTGACAAACCTAAATCAACATCAACATCAACAACAGAGGAGAAAGAAGTGGTTACTCCCTCCACACCGGCTCAACTGGTGTCTCTTCAGTCTGGCTCCAGGAACCGGGAGTTCAGCGAGAACGACATCGCCACGCTGATCGTAAACAATCAAGGTGACAACTTTATCTACGACAGCTATCTCGATCAGTTCTATCACTACGACGATGATCTCGATATCTGGTACTTTCAAGATGAGCAGCACATCAAGAGGCGTATCGTCCTTGCACTGGATGCACTGATCGCTGGGGGAGCTCTTCCTAAGTACAACAGTGCGACCATTAGCAGTGTCTTCGGAATCCTCAAGGCAAAGCTGCTCAAGTCTGCAGAAGGTGGTCGTAGGAGTATCTGGACTAAAGCAACAGGTGTGATCCCTTTCCGCAACGGAGTATTAGACACCAAAACTTTTGAGTTTGTCGAGGGGAAACAAAAGGATTTATATCTCAGGCATAAGCTTGCTTACGACTACAACACCAGTGCCGACTGCCCTGAATTCATGAAATGGATTCGAGGCGCACTCGACAAGGACCAAGAAAAACTGATTCAGGCTTTTGCCCGAGCTATTCTCACTGGATACACAGCTGGTGAGAGGTTCCTGCACCTTGTTGGTCCTGGTGGTACTGGTAAGTCGACCATGCAGCAGTTGATGGTTGCACTCGCAGGTTTCCACGGAACCCACACGTCCAGCTTGGAGGTCATCGAGACAAACAAGTTCGAGTCATACAACCTCATCGGCAAACGGCTTTTGCTTCTCACAGATGAGAGCAACTACAACAAGCGGATGGACGTTCTAAAGAAACTGACATCTGCATCAGATACCCTCCGAGCTGAGAGAAAGTACGGCAAAGAGATCATCAGTTTCAAGCCTGAGTGTTTGGTCTGCATTGCTAGTAACGAGCACATCACATCAAACGATTCCAGTAGTGGCCTGGAAAGACGGCGTCTGACGATCGTCATGGATAAGGTCGTTGACCCTAGTCTTCGTAAAGAACTCATCAGCGTCTTTGAAGATCGAATCGAAGGTGCCTTTGTTCCTGAGATGAGCGGTATTGTCAGCTGGGCTCTCTCCATGGATTACGCAACCATGAAGGATGTCCTTGCAAATCCCACGAAGCACGTTCCCTCACTTAACAAAACCAATATCGAAGCCCTTCTCTTCAACAACCAGTTCGTCGCTTGGTTGAACGATTGCTGCCTCTACGCTCCCAACACAGTCACACCTGTGGGTGCTGGTGCTCGCAAGCCGAACACCGACGAAGGTGAGAAAGGTATGTACGTAGCTAACGCTTACGGTGCTTTGTACCCTTCCTACGCAAACTTCTGTAAGTCTTGTGGTTATAAGCCAGCTGCTAAACATCGTTTCGTTGAACGCACCAAGGAAGCTCTGACTAACATCCTTAAACTCCCTGGTACTAAGGTTGTGTTAAACGACGGTATTCCGGGTATCAAAGGGCTGCGTCTTAAGGCATATGATCTAAACTCCGATCGTGCTGCAAAGGGTTCAGAGCGTCTACCCACGCCTGTCGAATTTGCCCAGGACATGACTACCAATCGCTGGGACACTGCTTTCCAAAAACATGACACGCCTAAATCTTAATTTCGCACTCGCTACGGTTGCAGGTGGTTCGGTTGCTATCGCCACTGCGCTCACCGCACCTCAGTTTGTTGGGGCCTCTCTGGCTTTTACCGGTGGTTTGATCGGTGGAGCATCCATTGCAAAGGATCGCTCACGCAAAGAAGCTAAGGAAGAAGAGCAAACTTCACGTGTCACACAGACCTTCAAGAGTCTCTATGAGGTCAATCGAGGGATTATTGAACCCGTTCAACTTGCCTTTCTAGCAAATGTTCCCGTCAACAAGGCGCACGCCTTTCTT